CTTGTTTTGCGAAAGAAACCACGCCCGGCATATGTTCTGGCAGTTCAGTCTCTAGGTGCGTGGTCTCTTTCTTAATTATGAACTTAACCTGGGCGTTCCTTCTGTTCGATATGCCCCCTACGACACGATGACTTGTTTTAATCAAGCGCAGTTCTGACACTCTTAGATTGCTTATAGACGCCGTCCGTTCATAATACGTGTCCCTTAGACTGGCTGCTATCTTTTCTGGGCCACCGCGCATAACATATTCGCTTAGTCTGTTCTCCATTGCTTCGACAAGATCAACAACACTAGTTGCTATCTTCGACTCTATTCTCGAGTGCATAGTAGTGGCTACGTTGCGTGTTAGGTATTGTCCATGCTCTCCGCGAACGTGATCTACGCGTAAGAATTCTGCTAACCCGCCGAATGCGCATTTACTACGTTGTAGGCGTATATTTCGCACTTCTGCCTGTTTCACACAGTGTGTGACAATCTTAAAATTGTTACACCCGACTAGTACATCGTCACCGTTATGTACTGACCGCCGTGCCACCATCGCGTCTTCCAGTATGATATCAGTGTAGATCTTGTTCAGTACAGAATTAACAAAAGTGGTCAAACGCCATCCACTCATCAGGGTGCCGTTACTTTGATAGGTAGTACGAGTACCCAGGTTGTCATGCACCACGGTGGTATCTACTGACTCCATGGCCCACAGCCCTGCTATTCGCTGGTCAGGCGACAAACTTGATTCATTCGCATCGAGCCACGCGCGCATAACTTCTTTCATTGCCGGTATAGAGTGCTGGCTGTTGAAGTCCTCGTAGTCTATACAAAGCGGTACTGTCTTTTCAAGCACTGCACTCACACGAGCAGTGACAAACGATGGTCTGGCTTTCGCTCCGACTGGGAAGTCCCGTGGTAGAGTGTCTTCGCAGTTGTAGAAAGCAAAATGCGTCAGTATGTAGCTGGTCAAGTCGGTTCCGTATATAGCGCGCATCTTGCCCCATTCGTACTTGACCGATGACCAAGCGTGTATCTCCGGCTTTCTGTTTAGGTACTTGTTCATTCCAGTGTCTTCTGCTATACATAGTGCTATGAATTTATTTTTAAGTTCCCGTTGCTTCGGTACATCCTTGAGATCGACTTCATACTGGCTGTGTATGGAACCTGATGCCGACCACTGCCACCTTGCGTCCCAGTACTTCTTCCAATCTAGTCTGCGAGGTCGTTCACGACTAGGGTCGCTTTTTGAAAATAGTTCATACGCCCGTGCGTAGACTTCTTTGTCGGATACGTCTGCTAAATTCGGCTTTAGACGATGTTCTTTTTCACCTTGCCAGTCGACTTCGCCGTATGATCTGTTTACCAGCACATCAGCTTCAAACAACTCCCGCAGGTCTGACTCGACTAAATTCTGCAGTGACTTGGCTTGTACTGATAGTCTCTTTGCTTTCTTGATATATTCTCCTACTGAATTGCTATCAAGCAAGTCAGACGTTGCAACCGCTATGAAACCCTTATCACTTAACGACGCCAACCATAACATAACGCCACCTACGAAGCTCGTGGTCAGTTCCCCGTTTAAGCGCATACAGTGTTTCGCGCGGTCACGGTCCTTGTCACTCAATGACAGCCAAATCTCATCGGCTGTGAAGTGTATGTGGTGTGACCCTGAAACTTTTGGTTTAGGTAAGTTTTTGAGTCTGTGTATGTCCGGTGGTTTTGGAGATCTTGCCTTAGCCTTATCCAACACGCAAAACACGTTTTCGTCAGAACAAGCATCATTGTATATAAATTTGTAAGATCCCATAAAATGTCTCGAGAGCACCACAAGTATGTTCAACGATATTGGTGCTAAAAATTGATCTACAGTATAGTAGATATACGTTGCATCAGTGCCTGGCATAAGCACAGCATTGACTACCGAACCGTAATAATCGTATAGGATCAGTTGTTCTTCATAGTGGCCTTCGATCCTGTCAATCAACACATGCGTCGCATCTGAAAATTCACAGGCCACTTTGGTGCCACTGGCCCTAATCTGAAGACAAGTGGGCACCTTACCACTCCTCAGATTAAAAGTTAACTCACGCCCGCTTCGGTCACTTTTAAAAACCTCAATGGCGTCGAAAGTCTTACGCTCCTTTCGTTGCGCTCGTCGTTTTTCGATCACATGCCCGCCGAGTAAAGCATGTGTTCGTTGAGCCTTGTACTCCACTCTGCAGTCTAGACAGCCGCCTCTGGCGCCGCTATGACTACATCCCCTATCGAAGGCATCGGTTCTATTTTGGGACCTTCCGGCTTCATAGGTACGGTATTGCGTTGATCCCCGGAGAAAACCGGCTTGGCTCGTTCACCTAATGGCTTCGCCGTGAACGCTACTGGTGAGTAAGAATACGGTGACTTGATCAAGAAACGGACGACAGTTTTTGCAGTCGTGAAGCTAATGAAAGGCTTCACATCTTTCTGTCTCCGTTGCCATGACACCATGCGGACGTTGGGGCGCTGTAATGTCATATTAAACCCCGTTGTTGTCAGCGCGTATATGTGTGGCACTGCGTGGTTCCTACCGTCTCTAGCCTCGTTATTGCGCAGACTATATGTGTTCTGGCCCACCATGAGAGGGCACAATGAAGCAGGCTCAATGATACATTCCCTGCTTGCAGCCCAAGGGATTATGTCCCGCCCAAGCTGATGGTTTGTCACAGTGACGTCGTGGCCGAAAAGTCTATATGCATTACTGATTCTGAGCACCTCCTGATAATTAGTAGCCTGCCCGAACGCTGCTTGCTTCTCGAAATTTTGGATTGACGTCAGATGCGTCGTTGTGCTGAAGTCGCCGATCACAGTACCTGCGATTAAGCATCCTGAGACTGGTGCGTACAGAGAGTCAACTTTAACCATTTCTGGCACGCTATTGTCTGGTGATATCACGGGGCCGATGATGTTACACGCCTCCATGTTGGTTACGTCAACATACATGCCACAACCATAAGACATACACGTGCCGAACTCTCTGCCTGTAATTGATGATATTGCTGCGGCACGCATTACAGGTGTCTTGAAGATGGCTAACTCATCACCGCTCGATGAGAAGACAGTGCGCCAATCATCACGTGCTTTGGCTTCATTCATCAATATAGTGTATAAACCATACCACATGTAATAATTGGCCATCGCAGACGCGATAAAGAAGTGAGTTGGCTGACCACTTTCAGAGACAATAAACTCTTCGGCTGCAGCGAAAGGTACATAAGGCTCGCCTACCAGATTGGTATGCAATCTTGCTCTCGTTGGCTTGAAGGCACTTACGACTACGACAATTTCACTATTTGCCCAAGCGCATGCCTCCAAACTAGACCACTTCGGCTGGACCGCAACAGCCCCGAGTGTTTCAAATGCTGACGCAAAGGCTTGTTGCAAGCGGTTAAGCTTGACGTAATCCATGATCCAAATCCATAACATTTCAGGTCTGTCCCAAGGTACCTGCGAAAAATCGCCTGGCAACCTATTAGCGCCGTTGACCGGGTCAAGCGCCAAATCTTTCGTGTTAAGCCCAGGCAGTGCGAAATCAAAGTTGAACTTACTAGTCTTGGTTCTTCCGTGCACATGCCCCAAGTAAAAAGTTTCCTGAGCTACAGAGTTACTGTTGTAATACAGCACATAAGGTTTCTTCCAGTAATTCTCTGTGTCACGTAACTCCCAATCTGACGAGAATATTTGGTCTTCCGAGACTGGGAAACCCATGCGCCATTCGTGGACGTGCTCATTCGGACCGTCTCCGAGATCCAATACAGCGTGCGAATCCTCATAGGGTGAGGACTTAGCACGCAAGATCCCATCACTAGCGCCATTGTTCTTGTATAAGTATGCCTTGAGCCAGCTTACTAACATGTTCAAAATGTAGCTCTCATGACTATCATCTGACAGTTGACGTGCTAAGATGGCTGAAGTCTCATTGCCAATGAGTCGCTTTTCAGCGCTCACGCGAGCAAATTCTTCAAGTGCCAATTGCGGATCGTAGGTGCCGTGCTCAGATACATACTTGTTGTTGTATCCAGAATAGTCACAATGAAGTTCATTGACCATGACACGCACATTAGCGCCCGTGAACTGGAAGTCACCTGATAGTGATACATCTGCTTTGTAGCTCTCTTGTTCGTTACGGAGTACAGCAAAGGAGTTGTTCACTAAAGTGAATCGCCCATCGACAATAGTCGGAGCATAATCGTTAGAAAAATCGATGTTGAGTAAATCTTTGATAAATTGTTT